ATGCGTTTGTTATATGGAGATATAAAGGAAATGAATAAAAAAGATTGGCATACCGCCGACATTATCGCTGCCTTACGTAAGCTCGGCACTACCTTAGCAGCGGTATCACGTAAGGAGGGACTTAGCTCATCTACATTAGCTAATGCTCTATCACGACCTTGGCCTAAAGGAGAGTGGATTATTGCGAACAATCTCGGAGTACATCCCTCAGAAATTTGGCCAAGCCGATATTTTGACGAGAATGGACAACCTATTGAACGAGTTATCCGAAATAATTCTTCCAGGTGACTAATTCTCAACTAAATGGTCTAAGTTCGGTATAATATCGAACCTAGGCCATGTTAGCTGCTTAGACTGTCTGACTATTGGGGCCAGTTTATTGCAGCCCTTATTCTATTACTCTGGGTTTTTCGGGCCAATAAATATCTGGCGCTAAGTTAGCATCAACACGGTTCAGCAATACCCTATATTTTTTCAAAGCGGTCAACCGAGAATTTTCCTCATCACTCTCCATCCCCAAATCTACAGCATCTTGTAACGGAGCTATCTGTTTACTTACAGTGAACATAAGTTGCTGTTTCTTATGTTCTGCTTGTTGCTGCTGTTCCTGCCTAAGTTTTATCACACCGCTTTCTGATATTATCCACTTTTCACCATCGTATTTATGATAAACGGACGGAGCGCGTTCAGTAAGCACTGGATAACCCTCTTTATTACTGACAATTGACAAACCGTGTGACTGCCCTGTAAGTAATTCATTGTGTTTCTCTGCTGTTATTTCAACACATTCTTCATGAGCTTCACTATAAAAAGCGCCTTCTTTTCTGGAGAAATAAACCATTTATACCCCCCAAAATAATATATGAACAACTTTGCCTGGATTCTCATTGTTGTTGGGAGTGCCAGCTTGATATTCAAACGTCGATAATGTTGCATTACGTACTAATGTATGACCTGTTGATGTATTGATACTCGACATGCTTGCGACATATCCAATAAACTGATTTTTAAAAGAAATTGGATAATTGATTTTTACCCATGACTGTTGGCTTGATGCAACTTTAACCCATTGAATAATTATTCCCGTATCCCCGCATTGCCACCAGCCATTTTCAGATTTTATAGCTGCGTTTTGCAATGCGAGCGTACCGCTTCGCTCAGGTATTAATATATTATAACGTCGCTGATTGTTCGGATCGTTAGAATAAATATGTAACAATTTTCCTTCCGAACCATTAATTCCTACCACATACCCATCTTTCGATTTGAAACGTAGCTCAGGAAAAGGAGTTTTACTATCAATTAATAAACTACCAACGGTTGCAGTTTTATCGCTAGAAATACGCAAGAAAGTGTTATCGCTCTCAGATTTAGCATAACTTCCCACATCCCCGGCATTCAATGAAATATCAGATGACAACGCTTTCCCATTCACTTTACGAATGGATGGTACTCGGCTATTAGCGTTGTTATTTGCTGCTATAGCACTTTGATTCGCCGTATCCGTCAGTGATTGCACAAATGCTGTTGTTGCAATCTGAGTATTATTAGCGTTTTTAGCAGGTGTGGGGGCGATTGGCGTTCCTGTGAAAATGGGACTGGCTTTCGGTGCATACTGAGTATGCGGATTTTGCACCTCAGAATGTTCCCTCAACTCATTCCCATTTTGTTCTAGTTTTTGTTTAAGATAACTTGTGCGGTTGACCAACTGTTTAGCCTGCCGATTGGAAATACCATCAGGCCCGCCTAACACGGGATCTGAGGTTTCTATTTGATACACTGCCTCTGACCACTGTGGGGTTTCCGGCAAATTAGCCATTTTAACTGCTCCCATAATTGTAACTACCGTCATAACTGACAGTATTGTTGTAACGAATTGATACAGACTGATATTCCAAGCTGGTAAGGTGGCAGCGTGCAGGCGCAAACGCTGCCAGTGTAGTGCGCAATAGCGAGGCTTGATCATTGGTAATAGGTTGCTGAAGTATGATGCGATAATCTGCCCAAGATGTTGAATCTCCGTGAACATAATTACCGTTATGGCTGGCATGACCGTCATAATTGATTTGACCAGTGCCTTCAATTAAATCAATCTCACCAAACCCAAAACGACGGATAATTTCACGAATTGACCACGGTGTGCCTTTATACCGATGCAATTCTATAGCCGACTTGATTAACGTGCGGCGAGCATTGTCTGATTCGACAAGCTCCCAGCCATCGCTAAATAGGGAGAATTGATTTGCCAGCCAATGCAGTGCGCTGCTATCGACAGTATCAATGAGATAAACCATTAATTGGGTTAAATCGATATCATCAAAACGGGAGGCCAACTGACCTAATGCACGCATACTGATATCAGCTTCTAGTGGAGGTGGTAGATGTAACTTAACCATCAGCGACTCCAGTGATCACAACAGTGATACCGATACAGTTCGCCCATTCATTTTCACCTACAACCTGAAACGTAGGAGACTCCAGTACGACTTGATAAACGCCAGAAACAGACAGTGTTGAGATGATTTGGCTGGGAATAATATCTTTCCCTAGCGTTGTTGCTCGTTCAGCTACCCATGTTTGTATGGCTTGTTCTGCTGCTGATTGAATACCAGGTGCATTAACGCCACTGTACAAGGTTAGTTTCGCCTTGATGGTATAATCAACCTTCACGGGAGGTTTTACATATACAGTGTCAGTCAGCGGGCGGATTTTTTCATCAGAACAAAAACTTTTCACCAGCGTTAAAATGCTTTCATCTGGCAACCCTGTTGCCAATAGTGGAAACAGTTCAACAACACCCGGAATGGGAGACCTGACTGCAACATCAACAATATTGGGGTGAGCACGCATGGCATGAAATCGATAAGCCTGACGACTGCCCGCATTAGTAAACGATTCAGGGGCCATCTTGATTCGTACACGTAGCCTCTCGTCACTTTCCTCTGCCGAACCACCACTACTCACTATTGTGTTGATCACTTGCAGGTCAATGTCGTCGATTTCATCCAACAATGTACTGATTTGTGCTGGTTGCCAGCTATTCCCTGATAACCCAGCATCTGTACAAGTAGCTGTGACATTAACGAAACGTGTGCCTGCTTTCAGAACAGCATCTGTATTAGTAGCAAAAATAATACTGTCCGATGCATTAACACGAGTTCCAACTGGAATGAGTACATCTTGCTCTAATGCTTCATCAACACTAAATTGCAGTGTTGTATGTGCAGGCTGGGCGGGTAGCCGATATACTCCGACCAATTCCCCTAAGTAGTCCAAAATGGGCGCACGGGCAAACTCGACCAGATTTTGCTTGGCGGCTTCCTGAACTTGCATTCGGGTCAGTGCTTCACGATATGCAAATAAATTGATCAGCAGGCGTTCTGCCTGTGCTGGGTACAAAGTCTTACCTACATCAGCCTCATACTTTGCGATCATTTCGGTTGTGATTTTCTCTATATCACGCTCGATAAAATCAGGTTCTGTCAGCGCCATAGCAACTCCGTAGATTGTGTAATGCCATCAACTGCTGTCCAATTCACACGCAGAGTCAGGTGCTCTGCCTCAACATTCGGTTTCACCGATAACAACTGGCAACGAGGTTCCCAACGTGTAATAGCATCAACAGATTCCCTGACAACGTGGGGAATAGCGCGGTCTATTGGGTAATCCATATAAAGGTGCAAGTTACTGCCGAATTCTGGTCGATGTGGATCACTGCCACGTGGTGTACGTAGAATAATGAATATTGCTTGGGCGATATCATCCAGCCCACAGGCAATTTTGCCTGAGTTCTGGAGAGCGGGTTGCCAAAAAACAGAGTGTGAGTTCGTATTCATGGGGACAGTATCGCCCTCGGCAGGAATATCTAATATTAAAGACGTTTAAAGAACCCCATGAGAATGATGATTCGAGTTACCGCCTTCATCCATGATGCTACCTGTTGCATGGATGTTGCCATCGACGCTGACATTACCCTGAATGTTCGTAGTACCATTACCACCAGAACCCGACAGCCCATTTTGGTGAGTTAATTGGCCTTTCACTAACATATTTCCGGTTACGATTGTTTCCGGCGCATCAATAGTTGCCTGCTGTGTCTGAATAACAACATTGGCTCCCGCTGCGATCTTAATGTGCTGAATGCCACCATTAATAGTCAGGGTGTGTGAGGTACGATCATAGTAAAAAGCTGCATCATCTGCATAAGTCATACCACGGACGTCTTTATTGTTAGCTGACGGTTTATCAACACTGGAATAGATAGCACCTAAAATAACACCATCTTCACCATTGGCATCCAATAATACTTCAACTTGTTCCCCAACATCGGGCAACCAATAGTCTTTGTTATTCTGGGTATTGCGCTGCAACACATTCAGCCAATTAGTACGCATATTATCGCATTCAGGCAATCGCACGCGGGCACGAACAGTAGCAGGATCTACGGCGCTAATCGTACCAACTTGACGAGTTACACTGCTCATTTGGATTCCTCCTCGATGATCGTGTCGGAAGAACCATCGGGCTTATATACAACCAATTTCTGAGTCTTCCCCCTTTTACCTTTCTTGGATTTGCCCGATGCAACAGGGCCACGAGCAACTTCAAGTTCGGTTATATATCCGCTGTTGCGATCAAAAGAGTGGTGAGCTGAAGTAATTAACCATTGCCCAGATAACTTGCCAAATTCAACCAACTCAATTTTATTTCCGGCGGTTAACTGAGGGGCTCCCATCAATGAAAGTGAGCCGTTCTGCTGGTACTCATTATGTAAATCCAGTGCTGACTTGGCCTTTATTTCAGCGCTATCTTTGTTAGCAGCCCGGCTGTTTACTTTTAAGGTATCTGCGCTAGTTTCTTTACCGCTACTCTTATCTCTTGAATTGGACTGATTACTTGCACTGGTCGTGCCATCAGCTTCATAGACAATCAATTTTTTATCATCAGCTTTTTGATGTTTCACTTTGGCTTTTTTATAGACTTTATTAATCGTGTCCCGTAGTGAAAATTGGGCAATATCACGAGGGTGTAATTTTTTTATCGGTTCTTGGCTGCGCAAAGTGACTAAGTGGGAGAAAATTAGCTGTTCACTGACAACCTTAACGGCATAACCATATTCACTAGCCAGCCGCTTCAGGAACGCTACATCGGTTTCCGAATATTGCGTCACCCTGTCAATCTTGATGATTTCGATACTGCCGATCAGCTTTAACCGATGTTTCTTGGCGATACGGCTAGCAATAGCGGCCAGTGTTGTATTCTCAAATCCACGGTTAGACTTGGTACGCAATGCCGTATTGATAGACGTTGCTACACCTCGAACAAATACAATAGAAGGAGGGATACTAACTTCAATTTCATCAATGTAGAATGAGCCACAATTCAATAACCGTTCGCCGAAATAGCCCAACTTCAATGTCAACGTATCACCTTTGCCCGGATACCATTTATCCAGCCAGCGACCATCAGTATCATCCAATTCTACCTCTATTTCATCGGATTCGCTTTTGATGTTGTCGGTATAGCTGACACGAGTGACATAAGGAGTGATGTCATTTGTGATATCTTTTTGCAAATATCGTAACGTGAATGTCGGACTTAAAACCTCTGAGACACCCGTTATAGATGGTGTTTGCTTGGGATCAATTATCTCAGCCACGGTGGTGTATCCTCGGCAGTTACTACATTGTCAGCGTCAATGATAGGGATCAACAATACGACACCTGATGGCAATATAGGTGTAACTGCAACGTGCGGATTGGCAGCAATTATGCGAGCGTAACCTAAAGGGTCACCATAATAATAGTGAGCCAATAAATCCCATCTATCTCCCTCTTTCGTTATGTGTTCAAGAAACATGATCAAAGTGTCCTTGTGGTAATTTGCGCTGCCATCTTACTGAGCGCGGGTGATATTGATGTAAATGTTGAACTTGCCGATTCAAGTTGGCCTGATACGGAATCTAATACAGCCGCGATATTACGACTATCTGCACGGCTTAATGACGATTGAGCATTGTTAACAAATGTTACTGCTTGTCCCGTTGCTCTGGTCAATTGAATCGCATCTGGCAATGAGTTACCAAGTGATTGAAAAGCCGGATAGCTTTTCCCTAATGGCTCAACAATATTGTTAAGTCCGGTAAGAAGACCTGGTACGCGGGTTAACGCTACGGTCGGTTTGTCTTTCATCTTCTGTGCAATACGTACCGCACTGATAGTCGTTTGCAGTGCTGACTGTGCTTGTTTGACATAATTCACGCCATCCCTGACTTTTTTAGCCATACCTGATGGTTTCGGTATTGCATTAGACAACGCCTTTGTATTCAGGACATGAGATTTAATGGCAGGCGGTTTCAGCGGTTTTTTAGGATCACCGATATATTCAAGTAATGTCACCGAGGCATTGAGGGCAAATATATTACCTACTGAATCCGTTTGTTCACTGGTAGCTGTCACATCAGTAATAACAAACCAGCCACGGTAATCACCATTTCCGAATACTAGCGCGAGTGCTTGATGCTTCCGCATTGCTTCACGTAACCGATTCAATTCAACATCCGGCGCACAATAATGTTGATGAAAGACCAGACTAATTTGAATTTCATCCAGTTTTTCCCCCACGAACTGCAAGCCGGGTTTACCTTGAATTCGTGCATGTTCGGCATAATTAGCACCAAACGTTACATCAAAACCATCCCAATATGTGATCAGCTCAAATTCAATATCACCTAATACCGCAAACATTATCCGTATCTCCGGCGTTCTCTCTGAATGACAATACGCTCCAGCAGTTTCTCTAATTCACGCACACTCAGGTTTAAGGCTTTATTAATATCGGATGTAGCCGTTTGCGGTTTACCGCCAATATATATTCGCGGTGCGAAAGAGATAGAAAAACCATTATTGCTGTTGCTGATATCTTTATAACCTGTTCGTCTGGCTGGATTGCCCAACATCATCTCAGGAGGTGAGATTTGTGGGACATCAGGCGTCATTCCCTCTGCCAGACGTTGAGTGGCACGAGCAGCCAACGGCGTAGTACGATCAACACCAACAACCACACCTTGCACAATATTATCGCCAAATCCCATAAATACCTGACTGGGGGATTGAATACCTAACGCTTCTTTAAACCAGCTAGAAACTTTGCCGCCAAAGTTTTTAATGGTGTCCTTAGCCGTAGTCAGCATATTAGAAATACCATTAACCAACCCATTAACGATATTTTTACCAAAGTCAGTAAAATTATTGGGCATACCAATACCAAACCATTTCAT